GGGTCCATTCCCGTATGGAGAAACCAGTCACCGGTCTGGGCGGTCTCGGGAAAGCTGGTCCCGCTTCCCGCCAGCTCCGCGCCGTTGGGAGGGATACCGTCGCCCGCGAAGATCCAGGGATACTGGGTTCCCTTCTCCGCTCCCGGCACCACGTAGAAGTGGGCGGTCTGGAAGTTTCTGTTGGGAACGTCGGCCTCGGCCTGCTCCAGGATGGCCTCGCTGATGCCGATCTGGTCCCTGAAGTCACCAATGAGGTCACGGAGGTTGAAGTCCTCACCCTCCACGTCCCGATCCAGGATCTGCTTGTACTCCTGACTGTCCGTCAGGGGCTTGACCTTGACGCGGAAGATGTGGGGTCGCCACACCTGGCTCCAGCCTCCAGCGGCCCTGCCCACGTCCTGGACCACGTAGTATTTGTTGACCGCCGGGCTGTTCTCCTCCAGCAGTGCGTCGTCGCGCAGGTGGGGAAACTCCAGCACGTCACCGCTCATCAGCTTCCGGTCGATCTTCTCCAGGACGTCATTGATGTGGAACTCCAGATACAGGGTATCGGCCTCCAGGAAGAGACCAAACTGACGGATATCAAACTCCGTGTCCTGCATGTTGTAGGCGCACCGCATCTCATAGACGTTGGTGTCGTAGCTGCGGTCCCGGTTTTCCAGAAAGAACAGATCCTGGATCTGTCGAACGCCCTTGAGCTTGCTCTTGGCCTTTCCGGGCTGGGTGGCATCACCGGTCTCACCCTGGTCAGTCACACCCATGTATCGGTGCAGGAGAACCTCCACGCCACCGATCCTGAACATCTCACGAATCTGCTCGTCGATGAACCGGTAGTCGTCATTCTTCCTGCGATCCCAAAGAGTCATCATGTTCATTGGTGGACCTCCCCACTATTTACCAGGGCGGTAAATACCCTGGAGTAGTTGGGAGAATGTCATGGCGACTGAGCGTGAGAAGCTGATCAAGGAGGTGTTCAGGCGCCTTGGTGGTGGAATGGTCAAGGTGGAGCTGACAGCTGACCACTATGACGACGCACTCAACAACGCCCTGGCCACCTATCGCCAGCGAAGCTCCAACAGCGTGGAGGAGCGATACACCTTCCTGGAGCTACAGCCCGACCAGAGCCAGTATGTTCTGCCCAACGAGGTAATCGAGGTTCGTCAGATCTTCCGGAGTGGAACTGGTCTCACTGCCGGAGGAACGGACCTGGGCTTTGAGCCATTCAGCGCCGCGTTGACCAACCAGATGATCCTCAATGGAGGGGGCGGCGCCGGCGCACCCAGCCTCGTGACGTATGAGCTCAGCACGGGCTACAGGGAGCTGGTGGGCACGATGTTTGGAATGCACATCATGTTCAACTGGCATCCCACCCGCCACCGCCTGGACATCGCGAGAAAGCCCGCCGCTCCCGAGAGGGTCATGCTGTGGATCTACGCTCACCGAAGTGACGAGCTGATCCTCCAGGACACCTACGCCCGGCCATGGATTCTCCGCTACACCACGGCCCAGGCCAAGATCATGCTGGGAGAGGCCCGAAGCCGTTTTGGAACCTTCGTGGGACCGCAGGGCGGTACGACGCTCAACGGCGACGCCCTGAAATCAGAGGGTCAGCTGGAGATGGACAATCTCCTCCTGGAGATCAGCAATCAAGTTGAGCAGTCAATGGGTTACGGCTTCATCATTGGCTGATTGACACGGTCAAGTTCTGGCTTATCAGCTGGAGCGATGAAGAAGACTGAAGCCAAGTACGCCATGATGCGAATCCTTCAGGCTCCCGGTCCCTGGGCTCAGGCCTACATGGACCGGGAGAAGACGCTCCGTGGCTACCGGAGCGCCATCATCTTCCCGGAGCAAGCCCTGGAGCTGGGTGAGTGTGGAATCTTCACCGTAAGTGTGCGGATGAACGGCTCCACTCTGGAGAGCTCCATCATGAGGATCACCTGTGGACCTCCTCGCTCAGGCGACGGACACAAGTTGGCCTCACTTCCGGCCATCCTCCAGTATGAGCAGGAAAACGCGGATCAGACAGGCATAAGCGAGCTCAAGTTTGGATCAGGATTGGGTGCGTGGGGTCGCTCCATGCCCATGGCCTATCCCTTCATTGGTCCCGCGTACTTCAGCAATGCCAAGGACGCCATGAAATACCAGAACAAGGAGCAGCTCAAGTATGTGTCAAGACTCTGACGACCAGGCGACGGCTCTGGGGCTCAGTCCGGTAGAGCATGCGGCGTGGAACCTCCTCTACAACATGGTGGAGGCGGGAGCTCAGCCCAAGGAGGGAAGCTGGTTCTACCATGAGTTCCGGCACCTCCGGGAGGCTCTGGAGGAGAAGGGGCTGAACACCAATCCCGGGATGGTGGAGGAAACTGGTTGACGCGCCAGTCCGGCCTGCTACTTGGAGCTGGTAACCAACGATGGGAGGCCACATGAAGGATCTTTACGCATACTGCCTGGTCCGGACCGACCTGCCCTCGCTGGGTGCGGGCAAGGCCATCGCTCATGGCATGCACGCGGGTAACCAGATGACCTGGCTGGAGGTTGTTGAGCCGCTGATGAAGGGTGAGGAGCCCAACGCGGATGTCGTCGAGTGGTCCAATATGGCTCGGGGTTTTGGTACGACGATCGCGCTGGGCGACAAGAACCAGCTGGACCTCAGGACGGTTCAGGCGGTCGTCGACGCTGCCAAGAAGATGGGCTTCGTGGCGGACGTGGTCATCGACACTTCCTATCCCTACCTGGTGGACAAGGAGATCGTTCCGCTGATGCATCCGGCGGTTCACTCCGAGGGCTTTCCGCCCGTACCGGGCCCTCCGGGCTACATGGTCTGCTTCCGCAAGGAGATCACCACGGCCTACGTGTTCGGTGACAAGGCTGAGCTGGAGGTTCTGCTCCGCCGCTTCGGCCTCTACCCCAACGACTGACCAGAATACTGACAACCAGCGCGGCCTCCAGCTAGAGTTCAGGAAACTTTAGTTGTGAGGCCGCATGGTTCAGGTAATTGGCATCCTTGGGTTCAAGGGATCGGGCAAGGATACCCTTGGTGAGTATCTGGTACGACAGCACGGATACACTGTGGAGAGCTTCGCCAATCCTCTCAAGGACCTGATCAGCGCGGTGTTTGGCTGGGACAGGGCGCTTCTGGAGGGTGACACCACGGACAGCAGAGTGTGGCGCGAGACTCCCGATGAATGGTGGGAGTCCAAGCTGGACTGGGCGAACAACCAGGGAAGCTACCTGGGACGGTTCACCCCCAGGGTGGCCATGCAGTTCGTGGGAACCGACGTTCTCCGTGGCTACTTCGATGACAGCATCTGGATCAAGAGCCTCGAGGCCAGGATCCGTGACCGGGATCGCGTGGTGGTCACGGACTGCCGCTTTCCCAACGAGTGCAAGATGATCAAGACCCTCCAGGGTAGAGTTCTGAGGGTCAAGAGGGGCGCGGAGCCCAGATGGTACGAGGTGGCCAAGCTGGCCAGTGCCGGTGACCAGTGGGCGGCTGAATACATGTCCAACCACTTCAAGGACGTCCACGTCTCTGAGTGGGCCTGGCTGAGTCAGGACGTTCCTGTCTTGAACAATGACGGGACGATCCGGGACCTGTATGGAAAGGCCGAATGTCTACTCTTCCCACACAACTAGAGGTCCTGAGTGGCAACATCCTCCTGAGTGGCGGGGCCAGGGGTGCCGATGCTCAGTGGGGAATGAATGCCGGCCGAGCCGGCCACAGCGTGATCCACTGGAGCTACGAGGGTCACAGGCATGATGTGGCTGAGCAGGAGATCGTGCGTCTCAATGATGACCAGCTCCGCCTGGCTGACCAGCACCTGAAGAAGGCCAACAAGTCTCTGAAGAGACATCTTCCCTTCCACAAGCCCTGGATCATCAACCTCCTGCGCCGAAACTACTACCAGGTGGCCTGGAGTGAAGGCCTCTACGCGGTCAGTGAGATCAAGGATGGAAAGGTCCAGGGCGGAACGGCCTGGGCGATTCAGATGTTTCTGGACCTGCATCCCGAGGCGCAGTTTGAGCCCCTGCGGCTGTATCTGTTTGATCAACAGGCTGAGTGCTGGTATGTTTGGGCCGGAGGGTGGAAAGCCCTCACAGACCCTCCACCGAGCCCTGAGGGCATATGGGCGGGCATTGGTACCAGGGAACTCAACCACGCCGGAAAGTGGGCCATCAGAAACCTCTTTGGTTGGTTCGAGGACGTAGTGGAGACCGCCTCCTAGTTTACCAGACACTTAATCCAGCCGTGTTCGCTGATCGTGGATAAATATCCATAACGAATTCACGAACCGCGAAGGGGCTGGAACATGGCTTATCCTCTTACGTCACCTGGATCTTATGTATCCGTGACGGATGAATCTCCGTATGCTACCGCTGGTGAGGGCACCGTTCCGCTGTTCATCATTGGTACGCATGAGTACAAGACTGGTCCCTCGGGCTCCGGGGTGGCTGAGGGCACCCTTCCCGAGAACGCCGGTGCTCTCTACAGGATCACCAGTCAGAGGGAGCTTCTGCAGACCTTTGGTAACCCGGTGTTCTACAAGAAGAACGGCGCGTCCGTTCACGGCTATGAGATCAACGAGTATGGTCTCCACGCCGCCTACCAGTACATGGGAGTGGCCAACCGCGCCTTCGTGCTTCGTGCGCCCATTGACTACGCCCAGCTCCGTCCCCGCGCCACCGAGCCCCGCAGTGCGCCCTCGT